AAGAAATAACTAACACACCTAATTTGGGTGGTTGAGACTATCGACAATGAACGACAAGGCCATATGCGTATGACAACCCTGCCTAGTAAGAGACCGAAAGTCATTCTTAAATCTATAAATTATTTTCAATAGGAAAAGACAATGACAAACGTAACTCCGTCACGCCTCGGCGCGGCAAACCTAGCGGCGGCTAATGCAACGCAGTCGAATGCTTTATTTCTTAAAGTATTTGCTGGTGAAGTTTTAACTGCTTTTGACGAAACAAACGTAATGAAAGATTTACACGTATCGCGTACAATCGCGTCTGGTAAATCAGCATCATTCCCAGTGACAGGTAAAGCGAATGCCGCATACCACACTGTAGGTACACCACTATTGGGTACACAACAAATCGCTCACAATGAAATCGTTATCAACATCGATGACGTATTAATTGCTGACACATTTATCGCAAATATCGATGAAGCTAAGAACCACTATGATGTACGTGCAGAATACTCACGTCTATTAGGTATGGCTCTAGCTAAACAATTCGATGTTCGCTGTTTACAATTAGCTGTATTAGCGGCTCGTTCTGGTGCTACTGTAACAGGTGGTAACGGCGGTTCAGCTATCACAGACGCAGACGCGGCAACTAACGGCGCATCATTAGCGGCATCAATCTTTGAAGCGGCTAAAATCATGGACGAGAAAGACGTTCCTGAGAATGAGCGTGTAGCTATCGTGAAACCTTCACAATACTACAACCTTGTACAAACAACAGACGTAATCAACCGTGACTTCGGTGGTGCTGGTGTTTATGCAGACGGTACAGTTCTTAAAGTTGCTGGTATTGATATTGTTAAATCTAACAACGTACCAACAACAAACGTATCAGCAGTAGCTGGTGAGAACAACACATACCACGGTGACTTCCAAAACACTGTAGCTGTAGTAATGCAGAAGCAAGCTTTGGGTACTGTTAAGTTAATGGACTTAGCAGTTGAAAGAACATCAGGTGACTTCGAAGTTATGTATCAAGGTACATTAATGGCGGCGAAGTACGCAATGGGGCATGGCATCTTGCGTCCAGAGTGTTCTGTAGAAATCAAATCTGCTTAATCTAATTTTTGGGTTGGCCTTTAATCGGGTCAACCCTTTTTTTTAATGAGGACATCATGACAAAACCAACGTCTATGACCGAACTAGAAGCGGTCAACGTTTTGCTGACAACAATCGGCGAAGCTCCTGTTAACACACTTACAGGCAATCAGGTTACAGATGTGACAATCGCTAACCAAGTGCTGACTGAGGTAAGCCGTGAGGTTCAAGCTCAAGGCTGGCACTTTAATACTGAAGATAAAGTTGTGCTTAGTCGTAACGAATTTAAACAAATTGTTATACCTGCAGATGTTGCACGTATAGACACACCAGACTTCAATACAGTTGAGAGAGATGGAAAGCTATTTGATTTAACAGCTAGGTCTTTAGAATTTCAAGCAAGTGTTGAAGCCACAATCGTATACTATAGAGACTTCTTAACTCTGCCTGATGTAGCTAAACGGTACATCACTACAAGAGCCGCACGTATATTTTCAGACCGTATGCTTAACTCAGAAACCATTAGTAAGATGGTATCAAGAGATGAACAAAAAGCCCTGATTGATCTAAAAGATTTTGAAGGAGACACAGCGGATTATAACATGATGGATAGCTATTCAGTATCCCGTGTAATGAATCGCGGAAATAATCGTAGGATGATCTAATGGGTATGATAAGTTCTGCTATCCCCAACTTGATACAAGGTGTATCGCAACAGTCTCCAGCTCTAAGATTATCATCTCAAGCTGAACAACAGGTTAATGCGTTCCCTTCTCTTGTTGAGGGTCTACAAAAGCGACCACCGCTAGAATACGTGGCTACAATGAGTAACTCCGCAACAACGGGGTCATTCACACATTTAATAAACAGAGATACAACAGAACGTTATTTTATGTTTATTAATGCTAGTAATCAGATATCTATCTATGACCTAGCTGGTAATCAGAAAACCGTTACTTACCCTAATGGTACTGCTTACCTAAACAGTACAACACCAGCTACTGATTTTAGAGCTGTTACAGTTGCTGATTATACATTCATTGTTAACTCAAAACAGACAACAGCAATGAGTACACAGCTAACCCCTACATATCCATTTACAGGATTAATAGCTGTTAAACAGGGTGATTATAACCAAAGATTTACAGTATATCTTGATGGTAGTATTGCCGCTAACCACGTAACATCTGAGACTGACCAAGTAGAAACTCGGACAGATGAAATTGCCACGGCATTAGCTTCAGCAATTAATGGTGTTTCTAACTTTTCAGCACAGGCTGATGGTTCAACAGTTGTTATAACCAAGGCAGGTAATGCACCATTCGACCTAGCTACATATGATAGTTTAGGTGACACAGGTTTAAGTCCGACTATAGGTACAGTACAAAGATTTGATGACCTACCTTCAAATGCTCCTGATGGTTATATAGCACACGTACAAGGTGATCAAACAAACGACTTTGATGATTACTATGTAAAGTTTGAAAGTGATAACGGAACACAAAATAAAATAGGTTCTGGTGTATGGATTGAATGGGCTAAACCTAACATAGAATACGAACTAAACGCCGCAACAATGCCACACCTTTTAATAAGACAAGCAAATGGGACATTCACATTTGAACAAGCAAATTGGGGCGATAGAGCTGTAGGCGATGAAATATCCATAGCAAACCCATCATTCATAGGACAGAAAATTACAGATGTATTCTTCTTTCAGAACCGCTTTGGAGTGTTGGCAGGTGAGAATGTTATTATGTCGAGGACTTCAGATTACTTTGATTTCTTTGCAACGACTGCTAGAAGTCTTTTAGATAACGACCCAATAGACGTAGCGGCTAGTCACGTTAAAGTTTCTACATTGAAACACGCTGTGCCTTTTGACCGTAAATTATTACTATTCTCTGATCAGACACAGTTCATTCTAAAGGGTGGTGATTTTATTACACCTAAGAATACATCTATAAGTCAAACAACTGAGTATGAAGCTAATACAGTTACAAGCCCTGTAAGTGCTGGTAGTGTTGTATATTTCCCTGCCAAGCGTGGTGGGTTCACATCGGTTAGAGAATATTATGTTGTTGATGATACAGATAGATCAGACGCAACAGATATTACATCTCACGTAGCTAAGTATGTTCCTGACGGTGTTTATAAGTTAGCGGCTAGTACCGCTGAAAATGCATTAATTATGATGTCTTCTTTAGCTACAGATACAATATTCTTATATAAGTATCATTGGGCTGGGCGTGAGAAAATGCAATCGTCTTGGTCTAAATATACATTTGATAATAGTGAAGTATTAAATGCTGAATTTATAGAAAGCACATTATATGTTGTTTTAAATAAATCAGGTAAAACTCTACTAATGCAAATACATTTTGATGCAGGTCGAAGTGATAGCAATCAAGATTATGTTACCAGATTAGATTATCGATTATCTAACGCAAACGTTAGTAAAGCATATAATAGTTCAACTAATCAAACGACAATAACAACTCCATATACTATGAATAATCCAGTTGTAGTAACTAGAGGTACAAATCAAGGTACTGTGTTAACTAATGTGAGCGCGTCAGGTACAACAATTATCGTATCAGGCAATCATACATCAACAGAATTCTATGTAGGTGAACGTTACACAATGACTTATGAGTTCTCTGAGCCTACGCTTAAAGAACCTACATCATCTGGTGGACGTGTTGCGATTACTGGTGGACGACTGCAGATCAAACATTGGCTACTAAGATATCAAGATAGTGGTGATTTTAAGGTCAGCGTTATACAAAAACAAAACTCACAAGCACAAGAATACATCTTTACAGGTCGTATTATTGGTGGTGGTTCTAACTTACTTGGCTCTACAGCATTAGATAGTGGAGACTTTAGGTTTCCAGTTATGTCTAAAGCTGAACGAATACGAGTATTAATAGAGAGTGATAGCCACCTACCCTGCCAATTCTTATCGGCAGAATGGGAAGGCAATATGCACCTCAGAAGTAGAAGAGTAAATGGATAATAAACTACTAACACCAACAACGGTGGAAGATGTAGATTTTATCGCTCCTAAATTAAGACAAGCAGATTATGAAGAATGTAAAGCGGCAACAGGTAATGAGCCTCTAGGCGTTCTTCATAATGGCCTTGATATAGGAGACATAACACTAACCCTACGTTCACCTAATGGTGAGCGTGTGGGTCTGTGTGGTGTGGTAAAATCTGATTTAGAAAACGCAGGGGTCGTCTGGATGTGCGCTACAGATGACATCTATCAATACCAGATGACTTTCTTGCGAAACAGTAAAGAAGCTTTGGCCTACTTAGGTCAAGACTATTCATTACTATATAACTGTGTAGATGCCCGAAACACTGTCCATATGAAATGGCTTGATTGGATGGGCTTTACGTTCATCAACAAGCACGAAAACTACGGGGCTGAAAGCAGACCCTTTTACGAATTTGTAAGGATTAATAAAAATGTGTGACCCAGCAACCATAATGACTGCCCTAAAAGTAGGTGGTGCAGTAATGGAACAAAAAGCAAAAGCAGACCAAGCGGCGGCAGTCGCTAAAGCCTCTAAAGACGCTTACTTTATAAAGAGCAAGCAATCGAACTTACGCCTATTACAAGAACAAAATAAAGCATCTGAGATAAAACAAGATGCTGATTTAAAAGCCATGAAAGCACAAGGGACAGCGTTAGCTGTAGCTGGTGGTTCTGGGGTTCAAGGTAGAAACGTTGACCAGCTTATAAATGATTTTGAACGTTCTGAAGGCATAATGACAGCGAGAGTTGATAGTCAACTTAAAGGTATGCAAGCTCAGAACGAAATGGATAAACTCGCTTTCCAATCTGAAGCACAAAACAGAATAAACTCAAACCCACCACCAAGCTTTGCTGAAAGTCTATTTGCAGTCGCAGAACCTTTAGCAAACTATAAGTTGGATATGGATGAGAAAAACGCTCAACGAACATTCGATATAGGATAGGAGAATAATATGGCACGACCAGTAGTGGGTAATCCATTCGAAAACCAAATACCAAATACATCTCCTACTGCTAGAGTTGTAGAGACATATGTACAACCAGTTAAGAATAACGACTTCGCTAAGTTAACAGAAATGTTAAACCGTTTAGACCCAAAGGTTAAACGTAACGAAGAGAATAATCAAAAACGTGCAGATGAAACAGCGTACAAAGAAGGTACGAGATTATATCAAGAAAACAGAATTGCTATGGGCGAAGCTGTTAAAGAAGGTCTAATACCAGAAGGTGCAAGTCCTTATTTAAGAAAAGGTTATCGTGAGTCACAGATGAACACGTTAGCCATGAGATATACAGGTGAACTAGAGGCCGCATTAGCGTCTGAAAACCTACATCATAACGACGACCCTAATGTAGTTAATAAATTTATTAGTGATTTCCAAGCTGATTTCGTAGAAGCAAATGGTATGTCACAATTCTCTGACGCAGAAATGGCAACTAACTTTGGTACGTCAGCGGCTAAAGCAGAAGAATTATTTAGACAATCTTGGCAGAATAAACATATCGAATGGCAGAAAGAAGAGAACTACAAACAACTTGGTAACGAGGTATATGAAGCTGTCTCTACTATGCTTACTGATGATATGGATGAAGTATCCTATATGACAAACCGTGGGATGTTTGGTGTGTGGTTAGAAGAAACAGCCGCCAAATATTCAGTAAACGGTGCAAACAACGCTAAAGTATTAGACACAATAATTGATGCTGTTGGTATGCACGTACAAGAAACTGGTGATTTAGAAGTCTTAGAGGTTTTTAAAGACACTAAATTTGGTACAGATTTTGTAGGTAATTCTTTATATTATAAGAAAAAAGAAAACGCGATTATAACTAAATCTATACAGATAGAGAACGCTAGGATTGCTAGAGAAGAAAAACTATTAGATAAAGAAAATGAAGTAATTCGTGCAAACTCCGCACAATTCCTTATTGATTATATTAACGACCCAACACCAGAAAATGAAACAATTTTAAGAGGTCAAATATTTAAATTAAGGATGTCGTCTGAAGAGAAAAACACTTCATTAGCAATATCTTACAACAATACTTTAAAGTCAATCGAGAAAGCTCAACAACTTGGTGGACAAAATAAAACTGCAGAAAGCGAACTAAATTTAGATGCGGCTTTAAGTAAAGCTAAAACCTATGAAGAAGCTTCTGATATTATTTTAAGATACGCAGAAGACGGTAAGGTTACTGTAGAAGGTGTTAACGCCAAACTAAATATCTGGAAATCTCAATATAACCCTGAGTTAGACGATAAACTTAATTTAGATTTTGTAGGTCAATCTGTAGAATCTGATTTGTTAAAAGACATACAGCAAATGTTTAAAGGTAACATGGAAGACTTTGATGACGCTAGACATCAGAGAGCAATCCAAGTTGGCTCAGAATACAGGCAATTCGTGAGAATAGGTGTTGAAAAGTTCATAAAAGATAATGGCGGTAGATTTCCTAGTACCATTGAGAGGGACGAAATCACAATGAACGTATTTAGAGTATTAGTAGATAAATACGCAAATGTTTTAGAGAAATTAAGCGATGCAGTTATGACAACTGGAACTAGCAATATTCCAGAAAACCTCAATAACTAATAGAAAGATTATAAAATGGAAGAAGAAGAATTCAAAGACGCACAACAGCGTCTTAAAGGCGGCTTGCTGTCTTCTACAGACTTCATATCCAAATACGGTCAGGATAAATATAATTCGACTATTGGTGTTATTGAGGCAGTACAGGAGACTAATGTTGTAGAAGCCGAACCAGAAGGTACTGGCTTCTTTGGTACTCTTGCCGACATGGGCGAAGGTATCTTAAACGGTATCGAAGGAGCTATCAACGAAACAGCACAGACAGTTAATAGTGCTGGCGAGTGGGTGGAAGATAAGCTTGGTACAGGTCGTTTAGTCTGGGAAGACAATGACGGTGATGGTAAAGCTGATAGTATGATACCTACCTACTGGGATAGGGAAAAGGTTGTAGCTAACAAAGATAAGCTAGATCAAGACATTATCACTAAAGCTGTAGAAAACTTAAACATTATTGATGACGAACGTGAAACCATGATTGGTGGTTTTACTGAAGGTATCTCACAGTTTGTTACAGGATTTGTTGCACTTGGTGGAGCAAAGACTTTTGTTGGTGCAATGCTTAAAGGTGGTATCGTTGATGCTACTGTGTTTGACCCATATGAAGCTAACATATCATCTCTTATTGAAGATAGCTTTTTAGCGAACCCAATAACTGAAGCACTTGAAATGGATGTAGACGCACCCGAATGGGAGAACCGCCTACGAAATTCTATTGAAGGTGGTGTTACTGGACTAGCTTTAGAAGGTATTATTAAAGGTGTTAAGTTCTATATGCTTGGCGGTAAAGCTAAAGCAGAGATAAAGAAACTAGGTAAAGTATCTGATGAAACAGCGGCTAAACTAGATGAAACACACGCAGAGTTAAATGAAATAGAAACTCAAAGCGGTAAACCTGATAAGCTTGTAGCTAATGATGATGGTACACTTGAAGCACCTGATGGTACTAAATTTAAGCCTAATGAAGCTGGTGATGATCTAGTAGAAGTCCCTAAGACAGAAGCTGAGATTAAAGCTGAAAACGAATTGAATGCTAAAACAGCGGAAGCGTTAGCGTCAGACGACCCTGCAAAAGCAATGAGTGAGCTAGATATCCCTGCAAATGCTAAAGCAGATGTAGAGATAAAGACATCTGATGAAGCAAAGAGTGAGATACTACAGGCACAAGTAGAGCCTAAAGTAATCAAGCCAAAAGCTAAAGTTCCTTTAATTAAGAAAGAAGACTTTGAAAAAGCTTTATCAAGAGCATTTGAGAGTGGTGACACTGAATTAGTATCTATTGAAGATGGTGCATTCTTTAACTCAAGAAATATGAACCAGCCGATTGAGGGTGCTAAGATTCTTGAAGAATTCACAACTGTACTGAGAGAGTCTAAAACATTCAAAAAGATGAAGCTAGATAAGCCTCAAACACTTGATGATGTACATAGAGGCGCAATTAAATATATCGCAGATGCTTCTGGCACAAACCCTAACAACATCATTAAAGAACTAAATATCACTGAAACAATCACAAGAGATTTATCTGAGAAGATAGTTGCAGGTAAATTTGCTATACAATCTATGAGTGACGAAGTTGGTAGACTTTCAAAAGAACTGACTGAAAAGAAAGAACTTGGCACACTTACAGAAGTCGATGAAAATAAGTTTGTAGATATGATGCAAGCAACTATGGAAGTAGTAGCAAACGTTAAGTCACTACAAACATCAGCGGCTAGAGCAACAAGCGCAGGTAGAGTTGTCACTGACAATTCTCTTGGTACTGACTTTGTAAATAGAGTTGATATGTTTGGTGGTAGTGAGAAGGTAAGAAAACTAGCTCAAGAATTATCTAAAGTTACTAACAGTAAACAGCGTACCAAGACTATATTTAAAGCGGCAGAACGTAAGTGGTTACGTGTTCTAAATGAATATTGGATTAACTCTATTTTAAGTGGTCCGACTACACATATGCTCAATATGACTTCAAACAGTGTTAACCTTATGATGAGACCTGCAGAACGCGCAGTAGGTGCGGTTTTAAGTGGAAACTTAAAAGAAGCTAAGACCGCAATGAAGATGTATACATATTATATATCTAACTTTTCTGATGCCATACAATTAGCGGCTAGGTCTGGCTACAACATGAAGCCTATACTAGATGAAAGTGTTAAGGTTGATAACGCAATGCAAGGTACTAACCCCCGTGCAATATCATCTGAATACCTTGGAGTTAAGAGTGGGACGTTAGACATACTAGGCAAAGCGTTAACTATACCATCTCGTATGTTAGGAGCTGAAGATGAATTCTTTAAGCAACTTTCTTACAGGTCACATCTACAAGCTAAGATAGCTACTGACGCGGCTTACATGGATATCAAAGATATTCAAAAAGCTGGATTTAATACACGACGTGAGTGGATTGAAGATACGTTTGAAAAAGCATTTGTCACAAAGATAGATGCTGAAGAAGCTTGGTCGGATGCTGTTATAACTCGCAGAGTTGTAGACGACCCTAAAGTTAAAGAGAAGTTCATTGAGAATGCTATTGGTTCTGCTAACAAGAATAGTAGTTATTCATCAGCGGCGTTGCTAGAAGCTAGACAGGCTACATTTACACAGCCACTAGAAAAAGGAACATTCTCTGGAAACTTCCAAGGGTTTGTAAATAAACACCCGTTAATGAGACAGTTAACACCGTTCATTCAAACACCAATGAATATCTTAAACCAAGCTATAGATAGAACACCAGCGTTTAATCTATTAAGAAAGCAGTACAAAGATGAATGGAATAACGCTGACCCATCTATAAGAGCGCAAGCTAGAGGTAAGATGGCTATGGGTATTGCTATTTATGGTACTCTATCGGCTCTCGCCCTTAATAATAAGCTATCTGGAGGTGGTCCGACTGACCCAAAACTAGCTAAATTATGGCGTGAATCAAAGGATTGGCAACCATACTCAATTAACTTTGGTACAGATGAAAAGCCTTACTGGGTTAGTTATGCTCGATTAGACCCTTGGACTACATCGTTTGGTATCGTAGCCGATATCAATGAAATGATTGTAGCAGGTCAAATGGCAGATAACGATGCAACAGACCTAATGGCTATGTTTGTAGCGGCGGCAGGTAATAACATCGTATCTAAAACATACCTACAAGGTATCTCTGATACAGTAAGCTTAATGAATTCTAAAGATAGTCCTTGGGAAATTGAGAACTTCTTTAAGCAACGAATGGCATCATTACTACCGTTATCTAGTCTTACAAACCAGACAGGTAACATGAATGATGAATATTTACGTGACACTCGTAGCTACTTAGATAAGCTTAGAAAGCAATCAGGAATTGGTCGTGATGGTCTTACTATCAAATACAGTTGGATAGACGGACAGCCTTTAGACACACCTGATAGACTTAAAGGTTTCGTACATATTACCAAAAAAGGTCTTGAAGAGAAAGATGTTGGCACAGCTTTAATTAACAAAGAAATGCGTAAATTAGGTTATAGATTTCAAGGTGCAACCAGAAAAGTAAAAGGCGTAGAGCTTACTGCAGATCAGGTAGAACGTTGGAATCAATTAATGGGTTCAATGAAATCTGGCTCAAGAACTTTAAATGAAAAACTACAAAGAGTTATCAAAAGCAAAAAATACAATAAAGACGGTGAAGATTACGGTCTAGTATCAGCTTCAGAAAGTCACAGGGTAGCTATGCTTAATAGAGAAATTAAGCGTTACAGGGATAAAGCGTTAAGACAGTTAATGAAAGAATATCCAGTTATACGTGAGCAAACAAAGGCTTACAGGAAGTTCCTAAGAAACAGTCAGCGTAATAAACCTGCAGTAAAACCAGAGACAATTCTGGATAATCTAAGACTCGATTAACAACTACAACGGCCTCGCTTCGGCGAGGTCTTATTACAATATAGGAGATATGGATGGCATCCATTGTAAACTATGTCGCTGACGGTGCGACGAACCAGTTTCAAATACCGTTCACATACATAAATCAAGCAGACGTAGTTGTTACCGTAAATGGGACAGCTCCAACTTTTACATTTTTAAACTCAACGACAATTAATATAGCCGCAACACCAGCGTCAGGTGCTAAAGTTATTATTAGTCGTGCTACACCTTTAAATCCGTTAGTGGATTTTGCAGATGGCTCAACATTATTTGAGGCTGATCTGGATTTAGCACACCAACAAAACAGACTAATAGCTGAAGAAAGTAGAGATAGAGCTGATAGTGCTATTGCTACAATCAACGCTAATATAGATAATATTGATACAGTTGCAGAGATTGCAGGTAACGTAAATATAGTTGCAGGTAATACAACTAATGTTAACTCAGTCGCGGCAAACATGGCTGAAGTATTAACTGCAGATGATAACGCCGCTACAGCTACAACTAAAGCTAATGAAGCGTCTGCTTCTGCATCAACAGCATCAGCTCAAGCAACTATTTCAACTACAAAAGCTGGTGAAAGTTCTACAAGTGCCGCAGAAGCTTTAGCGTCTAAAAATGCCGCATCTGCATCTGAAAGCGCAAGTTCTACTTCAGAAACTAATGCCGCTAATAGTGCTACATCATCATCAAATAGTGCAACGGCAAGTGCATCAAGTGCTTCATCAGCTAACTCTAGTCAAACCGTAGCGACAACTAAAGCCGCTGAAGCTGTTGTATCAGCCAATAATAGCGCAGTAAGTGCAACAAATAGTGCGAACTCAGCTACTACAGCGACAACTAAAGCCAATGAAGCGAGTGCTTCACAAGTTGCGGCCTCAAACTCAGAAACAAATGCGTTAAGCTCAAAGAATGCGGCGGCATCTTCAGCAACCAATGCGGCAACTTCAGAAACAAATAGTGCTTCAAGTGCTACAGCTTCTGCTAATTCATCCGCAACTGCTACAACAAAAGCAAACGAAGCGGCGGCTTCAGCTACATCTTCTGCAAACTCAGCTACTGCAAGTGCAAACTCAGCAACAGCGGCGGCGGCAAGTGCGGCCTCAATAACGGGCGCAGAAACAAATTCAGCTAACTCTGCAACAGCGGCGGCTAACTCTGCAACAGCGGCATCAGCTTCTAAGGATGCGGCTTTAGCGGCTTTAGATAACTTTGACGATAGATACTTAGGTGTAAAGTCTAGCAATCCATCAGTAGACAATGACGGAAACGCACTGGTTGCTGGTAGCCTCTACTTTAACAGCACAGACGACACTATGAAAGTTTACGAGGGTTCTACTTGGGTAGCGGCTTATGCTTCGTTAAGTGGTGCTGTGTTACAGACTGGCAGTACAATGTCAGGCGACTTGTCATTTGGTGACAACGACAAAGCCATATTCGGTGCTGGGTCTGACCTACAGATTTACCATGATGGGTCACATAGTTATATTGATGATGTAACAGGTAGTGGAGAAGGGTCATTATATATTAAGGCAGACCAATTTTATATAAATAATAGCAATTATAATTACTTGCAAACTAATTCTAGTGGTGACATCCGTTTTAAATATCAGAGCGCAACCAAACTAGCCACAACATCAACAGGCATTGACGTTACTGGTGCTAACAATTCTGTTACCACAAAGATAGAAAACACAACTGGTGCAAATTACCTACAAATTACAAACGGAACTGCAAACGGATACTTCGGCACAACTGGCTCAAACACCGTCTCTATGATGAGTATCGGTACACACCCACTTACGTTTGGTGTTGATGGCGGTCAGGAAAAAATGAGAATAGATTCGTCAGGTAACTTGTTGGTGGGTAAGACTGTTGAAAACACTACGACTGTTGGTATCCAAGCCCGTGCTGATGGATTATTTACTGCGGTGAAGGCTAGTGCTGAAAGCGCAATCTTTGGTCGAAACACTAATGATGGTGACATAGCTAAGTTCCGCAAAGACGGCTCAACTGTAGGTAGTATTGGTGCTAATGGCTCATACCCTTATATTGGTTCTCACGGCACATCTGGTAAAGGTATTAAAATTACCGATGCTCTACTCCCAGCGACAAACTCTGGTGCTTTTAACGATGCGAATGTAAATTTAGGTGCATCAAATGTACGTTGGAAAGACCTCTACCTCAGTGGTTTTACCCGTTATAACACAGAAGTTTACGTTGGTGATGGGGCTTCTATATCTGGCAGTTATGCAGCTAATGACTTGTTGTTACACACAGACAACAATCCTATTGTGTTTAGACCTAACGGCACAGAAGCC